TTACAGGTTGAACGGAATCTCGTCCATTTTCGTAAGGTCGCACACCAGCATTTTGACCATCTTCGGCTTACTCGGGTTCGTTCCGTTGTTAACGCTCGGCCACTGATTACCCGAGGTGGTTCGCCTGAACTGGAAGTAGTCGAATATCACGCTGCCGAGATTGTTCGGGTCAGTCATTGCAGACACCCCGGCAAGCATCCCCCAGCCACCACCAGGGCCGCCCCCGGAATCTACATACCACTGAGATTGGGATATGACGAACCCCGTTCTTTTCGCGTTTGGGTACAAGACCTGATACCTAGCCTGCCCATAGTAATGCTCTCTGTACTCAAGAACTTTGAGGTATGGGGCCTCGCTGTCATAGATCAGCTTGCCCTCCTCATTCCACACGCAAAACAGACCTTTCGCCGGCTCAAGCGTAACGTCAGGGTCGTCAGACGGAATGAACACGTAGTAGCTAATGACTTGCCCGGCCGTATACACATCACTTGAGTAAATATTTGCTAGCTGGGTAGAGCCCTGGAATTTCTGGTACATGGACAGTATTGCCACGCCAGGGGGCGGCTCAAACACAATAATCGCCCTGGCCCCAGATCTCGGCATTGGCGCCGTTATGTTCCACACCTGCGTGTAGCTCACGCCGATAGAGCTTACAGCTCTACCCTTCTTCCACAGTACGTAGTTTGAGAACGAGTCGCTTATCTGAACTGAGCCCCAATCGTTCACACACTCAAAATATGAGCCCATTAGTAGCACCCGTAGATGATGGTTGGTGGGCCCCACTGCGAGTGATAGGCCTGACTCCAGGCCAGGGTTGTCCCGGTTATGGTCGTGTGCGTTGGGTTGATCTGGTGTGGCCCCCCTATCTGGTCCTTGAGGATTACAAACCACGGCCTCGACGTCGCCCACTCTGGCACCTGAACACTCCCGCTAAATACCGACGGCGTGATACCAAGGAACCTCGGTATTCCTGTGCTGGTATCAATATTCAAAGTTCCGTCAGCATAGAACGTCTGTAATCCTGCTTGCATATGAACCTCCTATTAAAAAAACCCTGATCACACCCTTCAGGCCTGTTCAGCGGCATGCATCAACTGCGGCCAGCAAAAGCCGCTCATACCCGAGTCGCTGCCTACGCTCTGCCAGTAGCGCACGCACCTTCAGCTCCAGACTGTCAGTCTTCTTGAGGCTGTCCGTGGCCCAGGCTGGCACGGGCACCACTGGTGCCCTGCACCGTACTTGCACCGGCACCTCCACACGCACAGTGCGTACCTCGGGCTCCCGGGCTGCGCATCCGGCCAGCGCAACCACAATTCCCAGCAGCAACCACTTCATAACCCCAACTCCTGATCAATGATCGATTCGGCGACCGGCGCCGGGTCACCGCCGGTACGCTCCTGCAGCAGGCGATTCGCCGCGGAGTAGTCGTGTTTGGCCAGCTCCTGGGCGTCGGCCTGGGCCTGGGCAGCGTGGCGCTCACGCTCCTGACCTGCCAGCACTAGGTCGCCCAGCTTCCGGCCCTGCTCACCCGCCAGGGCTTCCAGGTTGTTGCGGCCAGCCTTTGCCGTGGCCAGATCGCCCAGGGCAGTGTCGAGCAGCGGCCGGTAATGCCTGGAAGCCAGCCAGGCCCCCAGAGCGGCGCCGGCGACCAACACCAGGACAACGGCCAGCAGGATGCCAACCGCCCGCCAGGCACCGGCGCTCACTTCAGGGCCCTGCGCAGGCCTTCCTCGAACACAGCATCCGTGTACGGGTTGCCGCCGTTTTCGTGCACGATGATCCCGAGCATCACCGCGCGCAGGGTCGGCGGGTTCTTGATGTCGATCGCGTCGTTCGCCTTCACGCCCAGACGCTTGGCAATTGCGGCGATGTAAGCCTCGGTGTCGTTCTCGTTACCGGGCGCCCAGCGGGTGATGAACTCGCGAGGGGTGTCGATGCCTGGCCCGCCGACGCCGGGCATGCCGTCCTTGCCGCGGTAGTTGAGTAGCAGCTTGCCCAGGGCACGAATCCCGTTCTCGGCAGTGTCGAAGATGGCAAAGCGGCCGTTCGGCTCCTTGCCGATCTGGCCTTGCCAGTCGTTGCGGGGGTTGTAGTCGATGTTTCCAGGGTTGCGGTTGCGGACACCGCGGGCGTTCTGAATGGTCATGGTCAAACTCCAGGTACAAAAAAGCCCGCAACTTGGCGGGCTTGGGGAAGGATCTGCAGCAACTGCTGCTCTGTGATCGGCATTACTTTTTCTACAGGCAAAAAAATCCCGCTCGATGGCGGGTGGTGGCGGTTCAGGCTGGGCGCTTCGGCCGCTTGGTGATGTCGGGATAGTCGCCCTTCCCTTCGGTCCAGTTCCGTACCAGGCCCCGATATTTCAGCCACTGAGCGCGAGTCCCGGTCAGCAAATCCGCTGGAGCATCTCCAACTTCGGCCTCTTCCAGCGCATCAAGTTGGCCGGCGATAACCGCCAACTCGGACTCGCGCCAATCATCCTCGACGCGCCGGAGATTGGAGGGGCTCGAGCTCCATCCAGGGAACAGCCAAATCTGATCGTAAAACTCGTTTGCCGTGTCGACCGGAATACTGCCCTCTGGCGGCACTTCGTACCAGCCGTCCATTCGGCCATCAGGGAAAACACAGAGCGCCAACACGATTCGGTTTTCTGCTACTTCCGTCATGCCCAAATCTCCACAACTAGATCAACCTGCGCAGGCGTAACAGCAATCGCCTCGCCAGCATTATTCGAGAACCTCAAGCCGTCCCGACCAATCTGTAGTTGGAGGGTGGTAGTGGTTGGTCGCCTTACGTAAACACCAAGAACCGCAGCGATGTACAAAATTCCAGATGTAAACTCTTCTTCACCCACATTCATGTTGTTGAATGCGACCTTGTAGCGCCCCTTGACTACTACATGGCTGGGGATCAGCCCGAGATTGTGGTTGAGATTTATGATTGCCGCGTTCGACCATGAAAGCGGACCGCTGCTCCATCTCTTGACCATTGCAGATTGAAGGTTCTGGATCTGCGAAGCTTGGGCTGTCACCTGGGCTGCAGTGGCAGTGATATCTACGGTGCCCTGGTTGGTGGCTACAGTGCCACCAACGAAGCACCAGATAACTGCAACGTTAGTAGGTCGAGTTTCATTACCGATTCTAGGAGTGCCGTTTGTGCCATCACTAAGTGGTCCAGTGGTCTGCTCAGTCACAGCATTCGACCGCAGCGCTGAGGAAGCAGCTGCGCCACCGCCTGTTGCCTGGAACGAGGGGAGCCCGTGAATGTGACTTTGCATCTGATCCAGCTGAGCATTACCAGGGTAGCCAGACGAGCCTCGCCCGTACCCACGCAAGAACATAGCAGACATAGTCCCACCAGCCCGCTTGCCGTTAATGTCTGGCATACGGAAGGTAGTAGAGCCGTTACCAGCTGAAAAACGTGTCTGTAACAAGTCATTTGCCAGCCATTCGGCGTCTGGTACAGCTACTGAAGCAACAAGAGCCCATAACTGAGGAAACATAGCTCGATCAATAACCTGGCCATTTGCCGGGATGTATCCACTCGGCAGCGAGGCCTCCGACATATGCCACGGAACCAGGGAGCCAACAGGAAGGCCGCCAACATCACCGTAGCTGCCGTCACCCTTGAGGAACCGGTCTTTGTCTGCAATAGCCGGGGCGGGAACAAGTCCCTTGACGCCAGCGGCGGAAGCAGTGGCTCCCGCCATCGTTGCCGTGTAGTACGACGCAGGCTGACCGCCAAGTTTGTCGGAGTCTACAGCTACATCGCTCTTGCCCAGCTTGGCGTTGAGCTGGCCCTGCAGCTTTGCAAAGGCCTGCAGGAGGGTGTCGCCGGCAACGATAGCCGCATTTACCAGCGCCCCCAGGCCCGCAAGGGTCGTCGAGCGCACCCGGCCTGCGGTGAAGTACTGGTTTGTCGATCCCTCAGGGACCTGATCAGTTGAGCCAGGCGAAGACGGAATCAGCACAAACGCGGATCCACTCCACCGGTACTGCCGCGTCGGGTTGGTCGGGTTGTCGCCGTCGTTGACTGCGATGTAGATTTTCCCCGTCTCGCCGGTTGCAGGAAAGTTGGCCAGAGTCGGAAACTCCAACACGTTATTGCCGAAGCTCGGCAGCTGTGAGGCTGGCACGACTCCGTTGACCAGTTGAGCAACAGAAGATCCGACCGCGGATACTGGTACCGCGGCATCTGCAAGTTGGTACAGCTCCTCGGTCATGTCGTTAACTTTGATCATTGCTGAGCGAAATGTGTCACCGCCCTGGCCCGAAGGGATCACCCCGAGCTCAATATTCTTGCGTGCCATGCGCGCCTCTTATCTGTAAACAAATGGCGAGAGAGTCTTTCCTCTCCTTCCTTATCCCCAAATACCAAGCCGGACCCGCAGCCTGTCGTTTGTATCGAACACCTGGATCAGTTGGTTCGACATGGTCAGCCTGCCGCCACCCACCAGGTTGCCGTTAAACTCCAGATTGCCGCCCCTCCAGAGCTTCCAGCCGCGCTTTCCTGGCTCATAGTCGGCAGACTGCAAGTTGTCGCCGATTTTGAGCATGTCGATAGAGCCGTTCTTGATGAATGCAGACTTCATGAAGACCTGGCCGCCCTCAACAGCAAACGGAACAGTTCCACCCTGCTGAATTGCGAACATGTCGGCATCGATGATGAACTTCGATTCCAATTGCCCCTCGGCGTTGTTCTCTAGGCCCAAGCCGATACCGGCGTACTTGTACTCGCCGTTACTAGCGTTGTACTGCAAGCGCACGGACCATGAACCGTTGACCTTGCCGCTTGCATCCGTAGCGAGCTGGAAGCCTTGGTCGGCCTTCAACGAGGTCTTGCCAAGGTTCACTTCGAGGGTGTCCGTTTTCTGCGCCAGGGCCTCGGTTGCCGTCACGCGGGCCAGCGTTTCCGCCTTGATCGCGGCAGAGTTATCTCCGGCTTTTGCGTCAACCTGGGTGATACGTTCGGACAGCGCTTTATCAGCAGTAACCATCGCCGTGGTCAGATCCGTGACCTTGGCATTTGTCTTGCCGAGACCTGCTTCGACAATGTCTGTGCGCTTGGCCTGCTGGTAGTCGCCCTCGGCGATTGCAGACCAGACAGACCAGACACCGGCGTAGCCCGCGTCCCGCCCCACCAGCTCCCCGCTGTCGCCCGCCATTGGCGGATTGAGCTGCACATAGACCCCGTCGACCTTCTCCGACATGGCTGTCACCTTGCCGTCGATGTTGGTGATCTGCTGGGTCAGGTTATGCACCTCTCCGGCCAGCGCGTTGGCCTCCTCCAGGATCGTCCCGACGTCCTTCCAGTAATGGGCGTTTGGCGGCTGCGTACCGGCTGGAACCGGCCCGAGAGCCTGGTACAGGTTCTGGCCCTGGCGCACGATCTCGCCCTTGCTGTAGGTCTTCTCCGGGTCCCACACCAGCGCATCGGTGTACTGCTTGATCAGGTCCTTGATCGCTTCCAAGCGATCATTCACCGACCCAGGCCCGTCCCCGCTTATCTTGGCGATCTCATCCTTAAGGTGCTGGCCGAGACTGGACTCCTCGATCTTGCCCTTGATGTAGTCGAGGATCAGTTCACCATCCGAACTGGCCTGGCCCATCACGCCACTGCCGGCCGGATAGAAGGGGCCAACGTTGCCTGTACGGTCAACCAAGCGCGCCCAGAAGAAAAACGTCGCACCCGCCGCCAACCCTTGCATGAGGAAGTCCGCCTGTGGGTGTGCCAGGTCGGTCAGCTTGGCGGCCTCCTCCAAGCTGTTGCCTGGGCCATACCAGATCTCGGTGCGCTGGGTGTCCTCGGCGCCCGATGGGAAACCCCATTTGAGGCCGATGCCGAACAGCTCACTCGATGCCGTGAGGTGCGTTACCGCTGGTGGTGACGCGGTCTTGCCCGCGACATCAGTGAGTACCGACGTTGTGGGGATAGATGCCACGTCCATTGCGTTGACGGCTCGCACGCGGGCCAGGTACTGGCCTGCATACACTCCACGCACGTCGACGGCGAGCTCACCGGTGCGCGGCACCTTGGTCCAGTCACGGGAGCCCCAGCGCCATTCCACGTCGTACGCCACAGCTCCAGGCGCAGCATCCCACCCGATGGTCATGGTGGTAACTGCAATGCCCTGGTCTACAGCGGAGTGGCTGCTGATCAGCACGCGGGCCGGAGCCTCTTGCACGCCAGGCGGCAAAACGCTGATTGGCCGGTCGTCGATCATGGTGCCGTGATCGATGGCGTCGAACTTGCTGGGCTCATGCTGGATCAGCTCGAGTTGGAACCGAGTCCACTCTGGCCGCGTCACGTTGCGGACGTAGAACTGCATCAGCTTCAAGTCGTCGTAGTCGATCGCCCAGCCGCATTCGGATTGCGGGGTCTCGCTGAAGTCGGCCATGACGGTGATCTGCCGCCCGCTCACCGAGCGAACTTGCCGCGTCTCGGCCTTGCCACTGGGCAGGTTAACCAGCAGCCGGGCGCCGGCGGGAACCTCAACGTCACGGTCAACGGTAACGGTGCGGCCAGCGACGGCAGCAATCCGGCCGCCATTGGCCCTGCCGGCCAGCATTGGATCGGACAGCGCAATCACGGTTCCAGGCTTCGGGATATAGCCATCTAGGCCAACGCTGATCGTCGCGCCGCGGATCTGCAGCTGCTCAGTCAGCAGCGCCCACTTGCCCGCGCGCTGGGCCTGGCCACGGCTGGTGCAGCCCACCGCCTCAACAGAAACGCTTCGCACGCCGTACTCGGCTATGGCGTCCTCATCGAATACCGGCTCCTTGTCGGTATCGAACCCCTGATCAGGATCATCGAACGAGACCATGGCGAGGCTGTGCCTGTCGCGCAACCTGCTGCCGGAATACTTGATCGCCCCGTCTCCGAGAATCTGTGACGGCGTGTAGGTGTAGACCGGGTCCTGCGGAATGTCAGCATTGACAGTGATCTGGCTGCCGTCCCAGTACGCCAACCCGTGGAAGATCGCGGCCAGGTCCTGCAGCACCGCCCACGCCTCGGCCTGCTTCTGCAGGTATAGGTTGCAGGTGAATCGCGGCTCCATGCCCCCCTGGCCTTTCCCGTCCGGCACCAACTGGTCGCACCATTGGGCGATGCGGTACAGCGACCAGCGGTTGATCATCGAGGCGTCGATACGATCGCCCAGGCCGTAGTACGGGTGCAGAGCCAGGTCGTAGAACACCCAGGCCGGGTTGTTGGTGTAAGCCTCCTTGAACGAGCCATCCCACACGCCGTTGGTGGTGCCGGCGCCGGAGGTGGCATAGGTGCGCGTCTCTGGGTCGTAGTTCATCGGCACTCGCACGATTCTGCCGCGCATCAGGGCCGCAATCTTCGGGAAGTCCCCGCCGAACTGTTGGGCGTCGTATTCGATGCAGCCGACCGCCGTGAGCGGATATTCCTGGTCGCTGTTGACGACCTCGGCGATCGCCTCAACTACCATGGCATCTTGCACCAGCGAACTGTTCGCCTCTGGTGTCAAGCGTCGCGCACGGATAGTCCACCTGCTGCCCGCGGGCAACTCGATACGGTGCGATCGCTCGTACTTGGTGACGTTCTTGCGGTCAACGCTTGACGCCAGCACCTGCTGGTAGGGACCGCCATCCGTGGCCACGTCAATCGCATAAGCGATATGCACGCCGTTGATGTTGCCGCCACTATCCTGGGCCTGCAGCACCGGCCAGGAAAACCGCACGCGCACGGCGTCGATAACGGCGTTATTGATTGAGTAAACCCACGGTACGGTGCTACGCAGTTCCAGGCCGACCCTGATCTCGTTGCTCGACTCGGTAACCCCCTCAAGGCGATCCTGGTGCAGCTCTCCCGACCGGAACTGCCACTTCACACCCGGGTAATTAATCGTGCCGTCCTCGGCAATGATCGGCGTCCCATCGAGCTTCACCGAGCGCAATCCGCTCACGGGGCCGACGATAGGCCCCCAGCTCCAGAGGTAGACCAGACGCGCCGTGGAGATTGAGGGCACGCTGTTCGAGGCAATGCTGGGCTGCTTCTGCTTCTTGGCGCCGCCCTTGTGTCCGACCACCTGGCGCCGCTGCGCCTGAGCCGTGCGCGCCCTGCGCTTAACTTCTGCGCCCATTCAATCCTCCAGAAACAAAAAGACCTGCCGGAGCAGGTCAGATAATCGAGCTGTGGCTACAGCCTGTCTTGTGGGTACACACCGCCTGACTCGATCGCCCCGCCGATCTCACGTTCGCCGTAAAGGACGGGATAAGGGTTGCCCTGGGCAATGGTGGTCACCGCTGAGCCGAAGCCGTAGCTGGGGTTGTTGCCGTCCTCGTTGCGATCGAGACTTCCGGTCTTGGCCGTGGGCGACAGCATCTGCACCACGCCTCCAAGCGCCATTGCGGCACCGCCGGCCATCATTGCGACACCAAGAGCCGAAGAAGTGCCGCCAGTAACCAGGCCGGCGACGATCAGCACCGCCCCAATAATCGTCTGGAACAGGCCGGCCTGTTTGCTGCCCTGGATGATTGGTGCAATGCGGATCTCGCTACTATCACCGCCCTGCAGGTCCAACTCTTCGGCTGCGAGATTGCGCCGGCCAGAGAACACTGTGAACGCCAGGCCGCGCTCATCGGCAGTGGCCAGGAACTTCTCAAAGCCCGGAATCATGTTGCACAGGGCCTGTATTGCGTCCCTGGCGCTGTGGACATCCAGCACGTACTCACGCCCGAAGTGCCGGCGCAAAACCCCGTAGAGCTTCACGGTGCGCATCATGGTTCGTACTCCTTATGCCGAAGGATCAGGCGACAGCGGTTGGCCATCGACCAGCCGTAGATGTCGCGCGTGGAGGCGCGACCAGCCATGTGGTGATAGATGAATGGGCCGGAGCCACCCAGCGTTGGTGCGTCCTCGCTGACCAGGGCTGGCTCGTCGCCCAGGTAGATCGCCGCGTGATTCGGGTGGAAGCATGGTCGGCCAAGTGACGGCACCATGAAGACGAGCATGTCACCACGGCGCGGCTCGCTGACCTGATAGAAGCCGGCTCCCTTGAAGTTGTCTTCATACAGGCTCGGGCCGTCGGCCTCCTCCCACCAGAGATCCTTGCGTTCGAAGTTTGGCAACTGCAGGCCGACCTCCCTGGAGTACCAGTCGCGGCAGGCTCCCCAGCAGTCGAGCAAGCCATGGGAGAACTCACGCCCCAGCAACGGCGCCCGGTAGCCGGCAGGCTGGAACCACTCCATATCACCGCCAGGCCATGCCACGATGCCCCATGGCACCTCATGCAGTTCGCAGCTCACCCTGTCGGCCATGCTCGGGCGCGGGCTCGCGTCGGGATGGCTGTGGATGATCGCCAGCAGCGTCCCGCGCTCCTCGGCGTCAGCCAAGTCCTCGTGGTGCAGCGTGAACTGGTCACGGGGCGTCTTGGCCAGATTGCGGCAAGGCACGTACTCGCGGCCGGCGGCCGTCTTGATCAGCACGCCACACGCTTCCGCCGGGTACTCGCGCTCGGCATGCTCGCGGATAGCGGCCTGCAACTGTTGGTTGATGCGCATGGATTACCTCGAACTTGCGATCAGGCTTGCGCCCATGGATCCGCCGAATCGGCGTGTGTTACCGCGCAGCTTGCAACTGTTCCAGCGGCCCGCGCAGCGATCGAGCGCTGGGTTGTCAGTCGGCTCGTTCTGCTTGGTGAACATCGCGGCGCCGGAATATGCGCAAGCCTCACCGCGGTAACCGTTGCGCGTAGCCCATCGGCACAGCTTGGTGATCTGCTGGCTGGGCAACTGCACCCCACCAAGGTCAAGCGGGCTCGATAGCTGGAACGTCACACGTTCCCGGTCTTCCTCGGTCTTCTGCTCAATGAACCAAAGGTTTTCCCGAGCTTGATTGGCGGCGTTAGGGTTGCCCTCTGGAAAGTTTGCAGCATCCAAGAAGTGCCGGAAGGTCTCGATAACCTTCACCCTGGCGCCGGCTAGGTCCTTGAGTGCCAGGCACAGCGCGGAGACCGCGCCGCGCACGCCGGATATCTCGTTGGCCAGCTCCAACGTGGGGGTAGCTGGTCGCCCGTCGCCACGAATGTCGAAGCCCTTGGCCTCGATCTGGATCGGTGCATATAGCTGACCCTGCCAGATGATGTCGCCCTCCTGGGCGTGGCCATGAAAGCGCATCAGGTTACCGCCGAGGCGTGTAGCGTCCACCTCATACAGGCGGATCTGGTTTCCCGGCTCCAGCTTCTGAATATCGGTTTCGAAAGTCATGAGGCCTCAGAAAAGAAACCCCGCGTAGGCGGGGTCAGTAAGGGGTGAAAACCTGCTTCATCGTGAAACTGATCCTGAATAGGCCGGCGCCCTGGGGGTCGAGCTTGTAGCCATTGACCTTGTACCGGCCCTGGGTGCCACCAGGAGGCGTCCAGAGAAATGACCTATACCCTTCATGGCGATCGAGAAAGTCACGAACCCGATGCAGTTCCTGACCTTCGTCCAGGCTCCCAACCAATTGATGTGACCACTCTTGCGACTTGCCGTTGATCCCGGTGCCGCCGGACTGGATGTAGCCGTCCCCGAAGTCGTTTTCCCATGTGCGCTGCTTGATATCGCCCGAGGCACCGACCCGGGTGCAAAAGCCATATGTCTCTGCCATTACCTCCTCCACATCGATCCGCCCTGGGCGAACTCTTCATTCAGCACCTCCCGAACGGTTTGCCGGAGCCCCTGCCCCATCATCTCGCCCTGGCGTCGTGCATCCTCATCCTTCATGCCCGGCTGAGCCTGGACAGTGATAGGGGCATTGATGGTGATACCGCCACGCTCCACGCCAGCACCAGCACCAGCATCGTTTGCGCTGCGCAGGTACTGGGTCAGGTCACGGTTCTGGTTCGGGTTAAGCACCCGCTCGCCGCCATCGAGCAGCCACGTACCCTCGCGCGGGATGTTGTCTAGGCCGTTGTGCGCCATACCGATCAGCGCACTGGAGGCCACGCCGGCGACCATCGGGGCAGTTGCAGCAGCAGCCGCAGCAGCGGCCGCCGGTGCCATTGCTGGGCCGACAATCGGAATCGCCGCAGTAGAGGCAAAGGCGGCAAGACTTGCCTGAAATGACGTGGCCTGAGCATTGGCGACAAGCGCCATACCAGCAGTCGCTTGGGTGCTTTTTCCAACCACTAGCTGGATCGCCTGATACACCAGCCACTGAGCGGCCATATCCGCCAATGCATTGATCATGGACTTGGCGAAACCAGCCACCATGTCCATCAGGGCATCTCCAGCATCCTTTGCCCCAGTGGCTACGTCCGACAGAAATGTGCCAAGCTCGCTTCTCGCGCTACCGAGGATCGAGGTTGTCGCATCGGCGGCCATGGCCGAGTAGTTCGTGGCTGCATCGGCGAAGTTCTGCCATGCGCTAGTAACGCCGTCCATCCAGTTGGCTTGCGCGTCATCAAGCTGGCTGTAGTAGTCGTTCTGCAGCTCCAGTCGTGCGGTGAGTGCATCACTGAGAATCTGAGTTTCTTGGTCGTATAGTTCCTGGCTGACGTCGCCGCTATTTCGCTGGAGGACCAGTTCGCGCTGCTGACGGTTGAAGTCCTCCTCAATCGCCAGTCGCTCCTTCAGACGCTCCTTGTATTTATCGCCCTGGCCGGCACCCGCTAGCTCCTGATCAAACCCACTTTTGGCAGTCTGGTAATCCTCGTTCACGCTGGAGCGGAAGGATGCCAGCTTCTTGCCGTCCTCCTCCGCCTGCTTCAATTTCTTCAGTGCATCGAGTTCAGCTGCCAAGCCTTCCAGGCGCTTGCGCTGCTGCGAGTTGACGCCTTCCAGCTTCCCGCTGGAGACCTCGAAAGCGAGCTTCTCCACCTCTGTGGCGTTCTTTCGCTTGTCGGTGGAGGTATTGATCAGCTCGATCTGCCGCTTGTAGCTCTCCTCCATGTCCTCAAAGCGTTTGCCAAGCGCCTTGCTGTCTTTGTCGATTGCCTTCGACTCTTTGAGGGCCTTGTTGGCCTTATCTATGGCGTCGGCAGCAGCCAGGGCCTTTTTTTCATCCGGCGGCGACAGCTTTAACGAGCCGGCTGCAAGCTGAGCCCGGAGCTTCTCGACCTCTGTCAGCTTGCCAGCAACAACTGCCTGCTTTTCCAGGTTCTTCAGATAGTTGCTGCCCTCTTTATCCGAGGCAAGCCTTGTGCCGTTCAGCTCCTTGTTGAGCTCTTGGAGGGCCAGGCGCAACGCCCCAACCTTCTCCTTTTGGATATCAAGGTTGCTCTGTGAGGTGTTTTTCCCTTCGTCGACGTTTTTCTGGAACACCTCCTGCCACTGCTCTGCCTCCTTGAGCTCCTTGGTCAGGCCCGCGACCTTCTCTTGGATCTGCTCGAAAGACTGCCCCGACAGGTTCTGCGGGATCATGTCCCGCGAAGCTCGGCGAATCCTCGTAGAGGCATCCTCAAAGGCGTTTGCAGCCTTTCCGGCACCGGATGCGGCATTGTCACCAAATGTCAGAAAGGACGCGCCTACAGCGGCTACGGTAAGGACCAGTCCAGGAAGGCCGCCCATGACTCGCATCAGACCAAACCAGGCTCCTTGCAGTGCCGAAATTGCTCGCCCCGCAAAGGTGGCAGTCGCGGCCCATGCCGCTGTTGCGGTACTTGCCGCGTATTGAGCCGCGGTGACCTGAAGCGTAGTCACCGCAACGGCCTCAGTAGCCGCAGCTTGCTTAGTCAAGGCACCCGCGACTGCGGTTGAGCTTGCGACAGTCGTTGACGCGAGCTTTGCCTCGGCAACCGCCAGTTGATTGGTGATGGCAACCTCCGCCACACGCAATTCCGCCATTCGCGCAATGGACTGCTGTCTACCGGCGTCGGAGATCTGGGCTTGTAGGCGCTGCGTTTCAAGTTGCTTTTCCGCAGCTATAGCCGCCATCACGGCCTGTACGCGCGAAACCTCTGCTGCTGCAATCTGACGCTCTGCTGAGACTTGGGCGCTGGCAGACTGAACCGCCTGCCGAGCAGAGTTTTGTACCGCCAGGGCCTCAGCATGCGCCGCCTCGGCGCGCCGCAACGAACCGTTGGCCGCAATCATTGACGCTTCTGCTTGCTCTTGGGCCGCAACACGACTGGCGCGCCATGCGCCGAGCATGTTGGCAAACCCCAAGCCTACCTTTCCGATCGCCACATACAGGCCAGCAGTCAGGGCCTGGGCAAACGCCTGAACCCCTGCGCCATCCCAGGCTTTAGATACAGCGAGCACGGCATCGGTAAACGTCTTGGTGAGGCCCAATGCCTCATCAAGCGAACCAATAAATTTTGTCGCGCTGTTCTCGATAGTCTGGAATGCCCCCGAAATGGTCGCCTGAGACCTGGCGAAAGCATCGTCAATCGCCTGAGTTTGGGCGAGGATCGCACCAAACACTTCCTTGGACGTCAGTTTGCCGGCCTCGCCCATAGAGCGCAGCGACTCCCGTGCCACCCCCATACCATCAGCGATGGCCTGGGCAAGGCCGGGGGCCTGCTCGAGCACAGAGTTAAGTTCTTCACCACGCAACACGCCCGAAGCGAATGCCTGGCCAAGCTGCACCAGGGCGCCCTGTGCAGCCTGAGCGGATACGCCACTGGCAGACATCGCCTTGCTGATGTTCTGCGTGACCTGAGCCACTTTTTCCTGGGTCGCGCCGAGCTGACCAGAGTTGGCGGCGATGCGCTGATAGAGTTCGGCGGTAGCATCCAGAGATGAGCGGGCATTCTGCGCAACAGCGAATACCGATTGCGACTGCTGGGCGAACTGATCAAACGTTTCGGAAACCTGTTTGATCCGGTTCTGCACGCCCACCCAGGACTGGGAATATTGAACAACCTGCTGCACACCAAGGTATGCAGCAGCAGCTCCCGCTATCGCCTTGAAAGACGACATCACCGCGTGTGAGGTATTTGCGGCGTATCGCTCTACCTGCGCCATGCTCCGCTGTGTAGATCTTGCGGCCTGATCCATGCCTTGCTGGAAGCCGCCAATTCTAGCGATTAGATCAAGCGTCAAAGTGCCTAGAGAACGGCTCGCCATGCATTCCTCCAGGCGAAAAAATCCCGCCATAGCGGGTTTAGTTGGCTATCACCGATATGGGCTGACCATGTCGGCAGTTGTTTGGCTGACGGTTTTCCCTAATGAATCAAGGTTTATGTCGCGTTACGCCCACTCAGCCATTGCTTGCTTCAGGGCATCCCCAGGATTGACGTGATGCGGCATGAAGTCATAAAGCTCCGCCTTACCACCGCCTGAGCGATTGACCTGCAGGGCGATCAGCGCCGCGGCCAACTCCTGACGACGGACAAAATTGAACGAACCATGCTTATCCCGGTAGGCAACCCAGGCCAGCACCTCCGCGTAGGAAAGTGTGGCCTTGGCTTCGGCAATCGAATTGCCGCCGATCCCATTCAGCACCAGCTCATGCCACAACTCGTCGCCTGGGGTCAGCTCTTTGCGGCTGGGTTGTTCACCTCGTTGACCGCATTCAGCAGAACAATGCCCAGGCTCGAATCGAGGTTCACCGCGTCATCGAACGGCAGCTCTTCGGTGCCGTCCTTGCCAAGCATGATGCTAGCGGACAGGTAGCGAGCGTTCTTGAATCGCTCGGCCTCGCCGCCAGCGAACATCGCCTCCATAACGCCAAAGGCATGGCGACGAACGTGTACGGTGAACTTGTCGGTGACTTCCTTGCCCGTTTCGTCGAGGTGCTTCCATTCGACTTTCTTCGGCACCAGGGCGTCAGCGACAACGCCCCCCTTCTTTTTCAGTTGCGCAAGATCCATGGTGGCCCCTTAGGTGGTTTTCTTGACCCAGGCGGAACCGCCCGAGCGCTGGATAGAGACCGCGGTGCTGACCACGGCATTGGCGGCGAAGTCGAACGGGAAGTCAGCCACATAGCCCTCGAATACAAACCAGGTACGCGATGGCGGAAGAACAAAGTCTTCTTCCAGGTTGACGGTGGCGGTGGCGGCAGCACCAGTACCGGAGCCGCCGGTGAGGGTGACATTTGGCGCGCTGGTGTAGCCGCTTCCTGGGTTGGTGATGTTGATGGCCGCTACCTTGTCACCATCCAGCACGGCAACGGCCGTGGCCCCACTACCGCCCCCGCCGGTGAGATTTACGGTCGGAGCGCTGGCGTAACCGCTGCCGCCACTGGTCACCGCGATCAGATCCAGACTGCCAGATGCTGCGACGCTCGGAGCCGCGGAGCCATCGGACCAACCAACAGCCCACTTGAGCGTGGTGTCGCCGTTGGCTTCGGACAGCTGGTGCAGACGGATGTGGCTTGCGCTATTGGGATCGGCGTTGATGGTCAAAGAGGCTTGGCCCGGAGTGCGAAGCCCCGGCTTGTAGGTGCGTTCGTTGGAGCTGAGGCAGGTATCCTCGATCTGCTCCTTCGGCGCGCCGCCAGGGTTGAACGCTGTGGCGCACTCGACCTCCATCACGGTCGATGGACCTGTGCCAGTGAGTGGAGGCATCAGGGCATAAACCTGGGTGCCTTGGGTGAGAATCGACATGGTGGTCTCCTATCGGGTAAAGAAAAGCCCGCACTGGGCGGGCTCGGTTGATTCATCGGCGGACTATCCAGTCCACGTCGAAACTTCGGTGGTAGTCCTTTGTTTTCGGGTCGCGGTCCGTGGCGCCCCAACGAACGACACAAGCTCGCAGCTCAATCGCCGCACAGATAGCCTTGGTCACTGCAAGCACCGGAGCGGCGGTGGCCGCATACACGTCCACCTGCAGGGTAAAGCTGTCGGCGTCTGGCCGGCCTGCGAGGAAGTTCTCAGGGCTGCCAGCGATCAAACTCCAGACGACGTATGGCTTCACCGGCTTTTCCGGGGCCTCCCCGAATGAGTAAAGCCGGCAGTCCACGCCCACGCCGAGCAAGGCGGTAACGCCGGGAGCTGTCGAGCACACGGCAAAAATTGGTGCTTCCATGATCTCCTCACAGCGCCGCGTCGATTTCCTGCCCGAGCACCTGCACGAAGCGGTCGGTCACGACATTCACGTTGGTTGAGAAGGCGGGCCGAATGAACGGCGCCGGTGGGTTGTGCTGGGTGCCGAACTCCAGATACCGCCAGTGTCGGGTGTCGCCACCAGGGTTGCCGCTGGCATCCTTGCTGTGCTGGTTTGAACCGGCTCCGCCACGAACACCCACCTTCATCACCACGCCACCCTCGCGCTGGCCCTGTCGACCCGACTCCTGCGTGACGATGTTGCGCCAGATCTTCTCGGCGGTCTCCGGGTCGTCCATTGCCCTGGCCCTTGCCTTGGCATCATCGCGAACGATGTTCATGGCTTGGCGCGCGGCCTTGCGCAGCCCTTTGCGGCGAAGCTTTGGAGCCAGGCCCAGCATTTTATCGGTGACTGGTTTGAGCCCCTGCAGGCGGGCCGTGATCTGGTCAGCCATCTTTAATCCCCTTCGAGACGATGATGGTCAGGTACTCCAGGCCTGAGTTGGGATCTTCCAGCGGCGGGCCTTCGATGCTGTAGATCTCGCCGCGGTAAACGATGCGCATGGTAGGTAGCACACCAGAGCGATACCGAATCACCATTCTTGCCGAGGCCTCAGACTGTGCGGCCTGAGCGGCCACTAGGTCGCGAGCCGAAAGCGGCTCGACACGCGCCGGACACTTGGGCCAGCGCGCCACCCACTGGGGTTCGCCATATTCACCGGTGACAGGGTCACGGGGAGTCGTTTTCTCCTCGATGTCGATGCGGTGCCGAAGTTTACCGGCCTGCATCACACACCCATCCGGATGCGATACGGCATCAGCAGGTGCTGGGAAGCCAGCGGCAGTTCGACAGCCGTCGAACCAGTGACTACCTCCTCGCGGTTGGCGAACAGATGGCCCAGCTTGAGCAGGCAAGCAGCCTGGATCGCAGGGTTGATCACCATGCCGTAGGCGATGGCGTCGGCCTGGTCGTAGGCTTCGGCCAACGCCTGGCGGGCGTGGTCGAGTAGGCGACAGCGCAGAGCGTGGTCCTGCTCAGCCTCGGCAGCCTCTACCGCTGCGACATTCGTCTCCTTCGCCGCCTGCATTGCCGCTGGCACGCCTGAACGCGCCTGATCAAGTGCCACCTGGTCCGAGTAGAAGCGCCGATTCAAGAAGCTCATTGCCGCCCCCTCGGCCGCATCGAGCTGGGCCTGAATCAGTATCTGGTCCTCGGGCTCCGCCAATAGATGGTGCATGGCCATGTCGATGGCGATCACGGACATGGGTTACTCCTTCGGCTTAGTGGCCGCAGCCTTTCCGCCCTTGTTGACTGGCTCCGGAGCCTTTTTGTTTTCTGGCTCTTGGGCTTTCTTCACGTCGTACTCCTCAATCAATCCGTTACGTAGGAGGTCGCGAGCCCTCATCTCATCAACGGTGATTTCTGAGCCTCGCTTCGCATAGGCCCCTTCGTTGAGGAAGCCCTTGATGGTCTTGACCTTGATGTCTGGCATTTGCAGTCACGCCCGGTTTCCCGGGCGCGCTCCTCGTCAAGTTATGGGGTGGCCTGGAACTCGCCGTGTACGAACGACTCTGGACGGTAAACCGCCATCGCCAGGCGCTCCTCGGCGCGGATGGTGACCATGTTGGTGCGGAAGTTGTCGCCATCCTCGGTAGAGACCTCGACAGCAGCCTCCTCGCGGTCGAACACTTGGGCTGCGATGTTCATCGCGCCGACCAGGAACTCGCCTTCCGGCACTGCGTTACTGTCCACCACCGGCAGCTTCCACAGGCGCTGCACGCCGCCTTCCTGCACGTTCACCCAGATATAGGAGCCGTTGGCGTCCTTGGTCAGTTCGATATCGGCCCAGTCCACAGGGTTCAGAGCGATTGCCGAAGCGCGGTACTCGGCCACACGAACCTGCAGGATGGCGCGGCGCAGGGTGTCGATCTTGGTGTCGCCAGCTTTGCGCAGCGCATTGTTGAAGGCGGTTGCCTGCGGGATCAGGCCCAGGAGGTTCTGGCCAGTGCCGTCACCCGCCAAGATCTGCTCCTCTTCCTTGTACTTGAGGCCGTAGATTGCGCGGCCGTTGATGTAGCTCTGCAGGAGAGGGATATCCGACAGCACCTGCTTGGAAGCTCGGAACCAGTGGGCGATGGTACGCACCGGCGTATCCTTCAGTTCGAAGGACAGATCGGACTGCGCCTTGGCCGCGCCTTCGCCAGCCTGCGGAGCCGCCATGTTCTGGAAACCGCTCTCGCGCACGTACTCGACCGAGTTCGAGGAGGTGCGCCCCGGCATGATCAGGTCGCGAATGGTGAATTCGCGCTCCGGGCCGACGATGATGCCAGGGACACGGGTCGGCTGAATGCCAGCGCCGACACCGCCGGTGCCGGTGGTCGCGCTGGTGATGTTGGTCACCGCCTTGCGGCCAATGCGTGCGATGCCCCGGCCACGGGTCTGCAGGTTCTGGAAGTCTTCCGACTCGGACAATTCTTCGCCGGCAGACTTCGCCTCGATCGGGTCATTGGCCGCGAAGCGACGGGCCATCTTCTGCTCGATCTCTTGCAGGCGGTCCTGCAGGCCCAGGCCGTCCTTGACCAGGCCATCCAGAATGGTCTTCGTTTCGGCCAGGATGGTGCCGTGCTCCTTGATCTCGGTGGCCGCCTTGCTGGCGAAGGCCTTGATCTCTTTATCGCGCTCATCGAGCAGATCGTTGACCGCTTTCAGTTGCAGTTTGTCTTCGGTGTGCTCCTTGCGCTGGAACTGGCGGTGTTCGGCGCGAGCCTGGTTGCTCATGGCGTTATGCATGGTGAATCCTCAAAACGATGGGAGAGACAGTGCCGGGCGCGACTTCAGCGCCTCGACGATTTCGATTTCTGCCAGGTCGCCCGCGGACTCGCTCCGGAGCAGGTGCTGCAGGCCACGGTTGGCAATCACCGCGGACTGGCTTTTCGAGAAGCCTGCCTCGCGCAGGAGCAACTCAAACTCGGGCATCGAAGGCAGGCCACCGTGGGCAAGCTTCGATTTGATGGTGTCGGTTCGTGCTTCATCGTTCGCTGGTACGGTGACGATGGAGATCTCGATCAGGTCCAGCTTGGTCAGTGTGCGAATGCGGGTCTTCTCGTCGAAGGTGGATTCGCGCACGTAGTAGCCGATCGACAAGCCGGTGATGGAGCGGGTTTGCATACCGCGGTACGCGATGCGGGCATAGGGGGCGTCCTGCAACCAGAGCTCGCCGGCGCCGAACAGGCCGCGCTCATCCTCCTTGAGGCTGGCGATATCCCAGCTGCCAATTGGCTCACCGGTGCGGTGCTGCCAAAGCACCGGGAAGGTTCGCGACTTCGCCTTAGCGTCCTGAATCGACTCCAAGAACGCGCCCGGAGCCACGACCTCGTTGTAGCTGTCGAGCACGCCGAACACCGATCCGTAGCCAGAAAAAAGGCCATCGTCACCGACAGCCTTCACGTCATAGTCGAAAGAGCGGTACTTGACCGCCGCCAATCGATCCTTATGTCTCATGGGGTGTTACCTCTTGGCTGGTCGTTGAGCCAGTCGAGTAGTGCCGACTTCGCTTGATTGGCGCCGCCGGGGTCTTCGCCCAGTTTGTCGATCGGCAGCATGTTGGATTGCACCCTGAGCTTGGAGGCGTTTCCGCCTTCAGGGGGTAGGTTCTCTTTCCGTCGGCATTCGTCGCTGGTGTAGATGCCGTTCTGAGTCATGGATGCGTAGAACGCCGCCCGTGCTGTGCTATCCATACGCAGCAGCCCTTCCGGGTTGAACTTCACGTAGAAGCGGCGGCGCTCATCGGGGCGTAGCAGCCGGCGGTTGGCACACATCTCAATGCGCTTGATCCAGGGCAGCAGCGTGAACGACAGGAAGCCGATCATCTGCTGCTCCATGCCAGTACCCCAGCTGGTGGAATTCTGCGTGTGTCCAACCATCCAAGGCGGAACTCGGAACCAGCGGCAGATCTCCTCAACGTTGAAAGCCCGGGTCTGGAGCATCTGTGCATCTTCCGGCGTCATCGACACCGACTGGTACTTCATCCCCGCCTCGAGCAGCATGGTCTTGCCGGCATTGGTCACGCCCTCGTATTGTTTGACCATGTCGTCGCGCAGCTCGCCGCGCTGTTTCGGGTTGAGGATCTGGTCGGTGGAAAGCACCCCGCCGAGCTTCATCCCATTAGCGAACATCTTGGCTGCGGACTCATCCGCTGCCATGGCCGAGCCCAATACCTGACGCCCATAGGACAGAGGCGAAAGCCCGCACAGCGGGTCGGTACCGAACGCCCTGACGTGGACCATCTGCTCATCGGTCAGCGTGTGAGGCTTGCCAAAGCTGTCGGTGTATCGGTACTCGATACGGCCGTCTGCAAGGCGGCGCGGCGGCGACATATTCTGCGGAAGGAGGAATTCCAGGCTGGTCAGCGACCTGCCGCTCATGTGCGGTTCGCAGAAAGAATTCCCCTGCAGCAGCAGACTGGCCATGACGTTCTCCCAGAACTCCACCGGGGTCTGGTCGGCGTTGGGCTGCTGGCTGATCACGAAATTGACCGGGTGGGAGCTCGCCACCACCGGAGCGCCGTTCTTGTCCTCATAGAGCGCGATTGGCAGCGTGGCGATCGTCTCGGCGATGAGCCTCACGCAGGCCCATACCGTAGAGAGCTGCAAGGCTGTCTGTTGGCTGACAATCTTTCCCGAGGCCGAGTCGGTGCCGTAAAACCTGCTCCAGAAAGCAGAATCGGTGAGGCCGATGCGCCTGCCCGCCCAGCCTGCCACATTGGAAGCCATTCCTGGCTCGGCAGATTTGACCAGAGCCTGCCCCAGCACCTGGGTAAGTGATTTAGCCACTGGTCAGCCCCTTTCGGATGAACCCGGCAGCAGCCAGGCAGGAGGCAGCTGCAGCGAGAAGGCAGTAGCCAAGACCTGCCAGCACGTATACGCCCGCGATACCCAGCAGCAGGCCGCCGGCTGCGAGCGCCAAAAAGATGATGAGACCAGTTTTCATAGAGTTCCTGTCAGCCAAGCACGATGGGGTTGGCGAAGAAGTTGTCGAAACCGCCGGTTCCTTCCGCTGCCAGCCGCAGCACGGACCCGACAGCCATGATCAGCGCTACTGCGCCGTCAATCTTGTTGTCCTCGCCCTGCTTGATCGGACGGACGACGTCGTCGTTGCCTGGCAAGTTTTTGCCGATCACATTGCCGATACACCAGGTCATGATGGGGTTTCCGTCATGATGGAAACGGCCAGCCTCGATCGCTGCTTCCAGTTCCTTCATGCCGTCAGACATGTTGGTGTAGTTCTGGGTGATGGTGATCGGGTTGAAGCCTTCGTCGTCCAGGTCGTGGCTGAGGCCCGTGGCGCCGTGGGGGTCGATCGGGCTTTCCCTAATCGGCGCCAGGTGGTTGGCCTCCTTCGTGTCCTCGAGGATCTCGCGATAGTCCACTTCTGCGCCGAGCGTGGTGTGCAGGTGGCCGGTGTTGACCCAGGCCTGGAAGCGCTCGGTCATGCGCTTGTTGTCCACGTCGTTGGCCGTGTCCTCTGGAACCCAGAAGGCCGGCGCCACGCTGTAGTAATGGATCTTCCCGTCGATCTCTCGCCAGAAGAGCCGGGCGCGCGAGTTCATGTCGAGCTTGCGGGCCAGGTCGAACCCGGCCACCCACTCCTGCCCTTCGAACTGCTCGAGCGTGAGGCTTGTGTCCTCGCACGCCTTCCAGCTCTCCATGTTGAAGAAGCCGGCCTTCGCGCTGACCCATAGATTCAGGTGCTTGGTCTTGAACGTGTTGGTGAAGCGCGCCGAGCGGATCGCCCTGGCCAACTGGCTCTCCAGGTACTCCTGAAACACCGACACGCCCATGCAGGGGTTGGCCTTGGCCAGGTTTTTCGGATCGGTCCAGTCGTCGCCCTCGTCGAGCGTCCAGATGTATCCGAACAGCTCATCGTCCGGCACGGTGCCGTTGAGCATTTCGATCACCTGGCGCCGCTTGTCGTAGCAAGGGCCTTCAATGTTCGCGCCGGCGGTGGTGATGATGAACATCAGCGGCTGGCGACGGGCGCCCATGCCGGTGAGCATCGTATCGTACTGGGCTGCGCTGTCGTGTTCGTGGTACTCGTCGATGATCGCGCACGACGGCGAAGCACCGTCGCCTGGATTGCCGATCAGCGGCTCAAAGCGGCTGCCATTGGACGGAATGTTCAGGTTCGAGGCGTTGACCTCGATGCCTGCTGCCTCGATCAGCATGGGCGATCGGCTGACCATCAACCTGGCGGGCCGGAACACCTCCCACGCCTGCTTCTCGGTAGTCGCACCGGAATACACCTCGGCGCCGAACTCGTTGTCAGCGGTAAACATGCTGATGCCGACTCCCGCGGCGATCACCGACTTGCCGTTCTTGCGCGGCACCTCCCAGTAGCTTTCGCGGAAACGCCGGTAGCCACCCTTCTTCCTGACCCAGCCGAACGTACAGGCCAGGCCGAACAACTGCCATGGCTCCAGGGTGATCAGCTGCCGCTTGAACGCCCATTCGCCCTTGGTGTGCGGCAGCAGTTGCATCAGGCGCAGCTTCTTCTCGGCCTTGGCCGGGTCGAACTCGTACGGGTAGCTCTTCGAGCGGCTGGCCGCTACGTCGTCAAAGTGCCGCTCGATCGCCTGGTGGATGTAACGGCAGGCCGGGAACCTGCCTTTCAGGACGGACCTTGCCCACGCCATCGCCTTGTCGACGTTGGTGTACTTGGTCCTGGCCATCGGTCACTCGAGCAAGCCTGCGAAAGGGTTCGTTGTTTTCTGCTTGTTGCCGCCGATGATTCGGGTGCGGCTGGCGGGGTCAAGGCCCAGCATCGAGCCGAAGGTGACCATCTGGCGCATCGCCTCGTTGGCCGCGGTGAGCGCCGGGTTTTTCACCGGCCCGCCGGTTGCTCCAGACACCACGATACCGTGGGAGATAACCGACTCCTGTGCCCTTCGCCAGTTTCCGTAGGCAGAGCAGAAGGCCTCGACGTTGTGCATGTCGGTCAGGGCCAGAACCTTGGCGCGAAGCAATTCGGGAACGAGCATTTCCCAGACCTGAGTCGCGTAGCTGCACAGCCACTCAGGCGGGTCAACGTTGGTAACCAGAGAGAAGTCCGGCTCGTCCGTGTTCAGCTTGCGCTTGCCGGGATTACCGGCCAGCACCTTCTGGGCCGTGGGTTTTGGGCGACGGCCAGAGCGCCCGGCAACCCCTGCCATCGGCGCCTCCACTAAACTTTATATTTCGCGGGTGTAAAAAAACGACTGGGGGCGCGGTGTCCGAGCGAAAAGCCCTGAACTTTTGACCCGCCCCCACCCACCAAACGAGAAATATTCTCGAAAAAGCCGACTACGATCATTTTTTGATCAACTTCGACTCTCGTTGCGTCTTCTGCTTGTGGCAGTCGTGATTGATCGCCCGAAGGTTGGCCGGATCATCCGTGCCGCCGTGGGCCACAGCCAGAATATGGTCGACCTCGTCGGCCTCACGAATCCTTCCGAGCAACGCGCACTCATCACATCGACAAAGGTACTGATCGCGCTTGAGGATCTGATCACGTAGGCGCCGCCATGGCCGTCCACCGCGGCCCGAGCCCTTGCGAGAGGCCCATGCCCTGGAAAGCTCAGCAGCCAGCTCAGCATGGCCATCACAGAAGCCATTGGCATTGCGATGTAGCGAGCGACAACCCTGGGCCCGGCATGGACGCTGCGGCCTTAGCGGCATGGCGTACCATCCATGTAGGTCAGGTGCTGGGCATCAGGATCAACGGCCTGGTCATCAGCTAGCGCCTCGATCAGCGCCAAGTTCTGGCTTGCGATCTGCTCGAGCAGCGCGGTCTGCTTCTTCTGCTCGGCCAACAGGTCGCTCACGCTGGGTTGCAGTTGTGCAGTGACGCCCGCCTCAAGCACAAGCAGCTCACAGTCCAGCCTATCGGCCTTCTCCTTTAGGATCTCTGTCAGCTTCTCGCGTTGTTCCGCCTTGAGCGGGAAGGAAGCGCTGATCACCAGCAGGTCGCCCCGCTTCGGGCTCAGCTTCTCGATCCGGGGCGAACAGGTGCCGTGCTCGTTCATATCCAATCCTCGTCCACTTGTTGATCCATTCGCGCCGTGCGGCGCATCCACTACAGGCCATCACCAACCTCCTGCCATCTTGGCGCCTACCGCCACCCCGGCCAGGAACACGACCACCACCAGCATCGAGCCAAGGCTTGGCATAAGCGGCGCCTCTTGCGACTGCATGATGGTCATGCCTCCAGCGAAAGCTTGATTGAGGCCAGGATCACGCCCAGGGCCGCAGACTGGGACGACTTGGCCAGCTCGATAACCTGAGCCTCAACCCGGGCGACCTCGGCTTGCTCCTCGGGCGGCATGTCACTGACCATGCCCTTGATCTGGTAATACTCGGCGCTGATGGTGCTCATGGGGTGTTCCTCATTCGGCGCCACGATTGGGCGCATTCGAAAACGTGGCGCGGATTAATCGGCCTTGCGACTGGGCAGCTTGAAGTCGGTGAATCGGTCGGCGATGGTGCGGATCTTCTCGACGCCGAGAAAGCCAACCCAACCACCGACGAACGTGGACAAGGTCTGAGGCAGGCCGAAGAACTCCAGGCCGCTGATGATGGTCAGGGTCAGTCCGCCGCAGATGGCGCCCTCCACCAGCATCTGGCGCCTGGTGCCGCCGCCGTAGATTATCCGCAGGACCGCCATGGTCGCGGATAGGAACGCGGCACCCAGCACTGGCGAATGCTGACTCAACCACGCAAGCGCAATCGCCCAAGTGTCTGGTTTGTCTGGCATGTTCATCTCGATATCCTCCCGGTTAGGGAGTGAAGGAATGGGTTAGCGGAGGCTATGCATGGTGATCGAGGCGTCCTTGATCGCGGCCTCGCTGATGTAGGTGACGCCATCGACAACAACGAAGGGTTGTCCAGGCTCTGGAGTCTTCTCGAGGATGATCGGGGCCAGCCCGCCATACAGCTCAATGCGTCCATCGGCGATGCGCCAGCCTGATACACCCTCAACGAAGTTCGAACTCTGCATTGCTGTGCTCCAGAAATAAAAAAGCCCCGGCAGTTGCCGAGGCTCGAATGGGTGCAGAGGGCCGGCGCATGTCCGGCTTGGTGGTCTGGCTCGTTGGGTCACGTACCCCAGACTCTCATCGCGTAGTCGATCAGGGAGCGCACGGCTTTGATCCACGCCACTACCGACTTAGCTCAGCTGCCTAGGCGCGTCATCTGCGTAAAAAGCCCAGCGCATGCCAGGCATAAAGAAATACAACAAAAACGTTGTAATACCACAAAATAGTTGTATACTGGACTCATCCAAACAACGAGGCGAGGTGATGAAATACAGCGAGTTCAGACGATGGTTGAAGGCCCAAGGGGTGACCTTCGAAGCAGCTAAAGGAAGCCACTTCAAGATCACAGCACCAAACGGCAAGCAAACGGTCTTTGCGGACCACGGTTCAAAAGAGATGAAAGAACCGACCCGCAAAGGAATCATCAAACAGCTGGGGCTTTAAGGAGCCCCAGCTCACTCGCATTCATCACCCCCAAACATTCACCAGAGGGCCGCCCAATGGAGGGCCAGAAATGTTTGACTATCCAGTAACTATTCACGAAGACGAAAACCCAGGCGTCGCAGTAACCTGTGACGACCTGCCAGAGTTCAACAGTGCCGGAGACGATGTTGCCGATGCGCTGCGTGAGTCTGTGGACGGTATCGAGACCGCGCTGTCCATCTACGTCGACCAGCGACGGGCTATCCCTGAAGCATCTAACCCAAAGCCTGGCCAACATGTCGTCCGCCTCCCCGCCGTGACCGTGGCAAAGATCATTCTGTGGAACGAAATGATGGCTCGCGATATGCGCAAGGCAGATCTGTGCAGGCTCCTTGGCATTGCTCAGACGCAAGGTGATCGCCTGGTCGACTTTCTCCACACCTCCAAGATGGAAGCGATTGAGAACGCTCTGGCTGCCTTAGGCAAGCGCCTGGAAGTAGTCGTTCGCGCAGCTTGATCAATCAGCCCCGGCAGCACTCCTAGCTCATAGCGCGGCGTGTGCCAGGGCTGAAAATGAAGAAGAAAGCCCCACCGAACGCGCCGCCCAATGCGGCGAGATCCAGCTGGGGGTATGCAGCACACAGGCCGACACTCGCAAGTACGTCGGTACTTGACTCGACCATATTCACACTCCATTGATTGGGCCGCCATAGCATGACTGGCCTTATGCTATCGTCACGCCTCATCTTTTCGGAGCCACAACAAATGACTGCAAACATCAAAAGATTCGATGAGATCACAAAGAAGCTACTTGTTGCGCTGTATGAATCATTCCCTGCGGCAGCTTTCTTGGGACCGAACGAGCTTGGCTTGACAAACGAACAGCCCGCTCATGATCAACTGGGCCGCTGGTCTGCATCAGAGGAATGGAATGAGCTTGATAATGAAGTCAAAAGAGCCATGCTTTGGCTTGTTGAAGAAGGATTCGTACACGATCGCCAGTACAAAATTTCGGCAAGCCATGTGCTGACCGCCCAAGGCTTTATTGCTCTTGAGCAGATGGACTCCGCGTACAAAGCCCCGGTATTGACAAAGACTTCCCTGTAACAAAAAGCCCGGCTCAATAGCCGGGCTTTCTCTGTGGTGTCGCGCTTGAAAAGCTAAACACGCTGCCATGAAAACAGGTGTTTATCCGCGAGGAAAGAACTTTTTACGCAGCATCTCGGAATTGCTCCAGCGCGCAATCGATCCAAGCTACGCCGGCCTTGATAACCTCCCTGGCCTTCGCCTCGCTCAACCCGTTCTCGCGACCGACCCGGAGTGCGGGCCACTTCGCGCCGTAGTACAGCCAGATAAATCCTCCCATCTGCTCGTCGCGCTTGGTCAGCCTGCCAACAGCACCATCCACGGCCAGAGCCAAGTCGTCGGTGATCACGTACTGTTTCACGCCCCCCTCCGACGGCACATTGTCCCGCATGAGGGCATACAGCGGCGACGTGTAGCGCGGCACGCCCATCCCATCCATCCGCCACCAGCCCCATTGTTCGAGCATGTACTCAGTGTCCCCTAGGGGCTTGTCGATATACGTTCGCTTCTTCATGCAGCCCTCCGCGGGGTCGGATCTTGATCAAGGCCGAACAGCTCTCGCAGTAGCTTGTTGGCGTGTTTGTTCTTGGCGTTTCCCTCGGTGATCCAGCTCTTGGCGAACTGCTCGAAACCGATGTTCGCCCGGGTACAGTGCCAATCGGCAACGATGTCCATCAGGGCCGCCGAAGCGATCCGGCCATTGGTTTGTTCCAGCAGCATCCGGTTACCGACCTTCAGGAACTTGCATTCGACCGAGCTCAGGCTCTTGCGCGGCAGTGCCGCAGTTACGCTATTCATGGTCTTTTCTCCCCTTGTACTTGCTGGCATAGGTGCCTCTGCCCATTTCCACCTCGTCGTCACTGGGCAGAGCTGCCGAGAAGTTCGAGAACCGGCCGTACTGGCCTTCCTGCTGAACAAGGCAACTGCCCACACGGGCGTGCCGGCACTTGGTCATCAAGATCTCAGTGACACCGTTCTGGCCCGCCTCGCTGTCCATGTCGCGGTGAACCATGAGGATGCAACTGGCGTCGGCCTCAATCTCGCCAGAGTCGCGCAGATCACTAGATTGAGGCTTCTTCCCTACCCTCTTCGTTGAGTCACGGTTGAGCTGCGCCAGCTCAATGACCGGGATGCCCATTTCCTTGGCGAGTTGCAGCAGCGCCTTGCTGATCTTGCCCACCTCCTCGCTTCGGCTACGGCCTGCGCGCTCGCTGCGTACGAGGGTCAGATAGTCAACCACGATGCCAGCCAGGCCGTGCTCGCGCTGGCATTGCCGAGCAGTGGCACGAATGCTCGACGGGGTCTGTACAGGCTCATCGCAGACGAACAACGGCGCTTCGTTGGCGATTGCCACTGCGCCGACCATGTTGGCCCAGTCGGCGTCCCCCATATCTTGAGGGTTGTCCAGCTTGCGCAGGCTAACTCCGCCCAGCGAAGCAATGGCACGCAAGCCCAGCTCCTCGCCCGGCATTTCGATAGAGAACACCAGCCAAGGCTGTTTCTTCCTGATTGCGTTGTGCTGAGCGATTTGCAAAGCCAGGGTGGTTTTGCCGCTCCCGGGCAGCCCAGCAATGACGGTGACTTTCTTCGGGCGGATGCCCTGCACCAAATCATCCAAGTCGGCGAGCCCGGTAGCGGGCCACTCTGGAGCAACACCGCGGTACTTTTCATCCACCAGATCGGCGGCATCACCCATCCACTGATCAAGGCGTTTAAAGCCCTTGCTCTCGCCGTCAAGGTTGCGAAGGTCTGCCATGGCCTGCTGGGAGGCGGTGATCACCTCGGCGGTGTGGGTGCCCTCCTGCACCATGTCCCGGGCCTGATCAGCGATATCAAGGATGCGGCGAATTACACCCCACTCCTTGACGTGCTTGGCATAGCTCTTCCAGTTGGCTATGGAGGGCACGTTGCGGGCGAGCTCGGCTGCGTAGGCAATGACCATGTCGCCGCTGGGCAGCGTTCGCTGCACCACCCCCAAGGTGACCGGGTCAACGGGCATGCTCCGGTCGCGGCACTCGAGCATCGCCTCAAACAGCGCCGCGTTGTCCAAGTGGTAGAAGTCTCCTGAGCTCATCTGGCCCAGCATGTCCTCGACCAGACCGGCGTCCCCCTGCAGGGAGGCCTGCATCACCGCGCCAAGCACGCCATGCTCAGCCTCGTTGCTGTAGAGCTCCCTCATGCCGTGGCCCTCATCGAGGACCAGGTGAAGCCAACTGCCTTACCGCCGCTCTGCCGCAGACGGTCAAGTGCGCGGTCACCGATGTAGGCCTTCAAGCCGTCAATGCTCAGATTGCTGATCAGCACCGTAGGCAGCACAGCCTGATACCGGCGATCGATGATGCCGTGCAGCAGCCCCAACTCATACTCGGTGCCTTTCTGACACCCAACCTCATCAATCACCAGCAGATCCAGGCCACCAAGGTGCACGATCACATCCCGGTCGGTGTACCCAGAGCCATGCACCATCGAGGCGCGGGCGATGCTGACGATATCGCCAGCGGTAACTATCAACGCCTGCGCACCATCCTCGACGACTGTTCGCACAATGGCGGTGGCCAAGTGGGTCTTGCCGCATCCGACATTGCCAGTCAGCAGCAACGAGCGGCCGGCTCGGTAGTGCTCAGGGAAACGCTCGGCGTAGTCCCGGCATTCGGCCAGCGCCTTGACCTGGCCGGCGGTTGGCGTGCCGTAGCTTCCGAACGTCGCATCAGCGAAGCGAGGTGTGATGCCGGCACCAATCAGTGCCGTCATGGCGCGCTCGGCATGGCGTTGAGCGCTGGCCATGGCGAACGCCTCAGAATCCCGAGGGGTTGCGTGCAAGGCGTCCCAGGCGCAGCGCTTGCAGCCTCGGGCCAGCATGGATCCATCCAACTGCTCGACCTCGCTCATATCGACATCGCCATGGATGGTGCACTGGCCGACGAAAGTCCGCATGACTGGGCGGCGGTGGAACAGGTCAGAAATTCGAGCGGCCATCTTGCGCCTCCTGGTACATGTCGGGGGTGTGGTTGGGCAGGTTGTTGAACGCGCTGGATTGGGCACCACCTGCAGCGGGCAACTCGTCCTCCCAGCGCTTACCGTGCAGCCAAGTGGCTGCGTGCGGGATGAACTGTCCCCCGCTCTTGAGCCAGTCGATGCTGGTGGCCTGCTTGGCTAGGGCCTGGGCAAGCACGGCGAACAAGTCAGCATCGACCTTCAGCTTTTTCCAAGCCTTCTCTGCTGCGGCCTTGTTGACCTTGCGTGGGTACAGTTTCCAGAAGCTCTCGAAAGGAACCGTCTGCGCTTCAGCGCTGGAGTCAGTACTTACTGTTTTTTTCAGTACTTGCTTACCTTCAATACTTACTAGTGTCGGATTTGCCGTATGCGGTCCAGCCGGAAGCGGCTCAGCCGGATACGGTGAATCCGGAAGCGGTGTTTCAGACACAAGGTAAGTGACCTCGCCAAGCACGCCAGCCTCACTCCGAGGTTGCTCCCGGCGCACATATCCGGCGCTGATTAGCTCGTCCAGCAGGCTGTAAATACCGTCACGACCGGTTGGCTTCGCTGAGTCGGCTGTCTCCCCCCGCAGGTGTGCAGGAGAAACTTTCCAGTGGTCTGGCTTGCCCAGCAGGAATACAAGCACCCCGCGAGCGCCCCAGCTTAGGCGGCGGTCCTCGCTGATGGTCTTATTGAGCAGATAGAAGTTCCCCTCAGGACGAGGGGCGCGGATGATGCTCATAGCTCAAGCTCCCGGCAGACGCGGCTGATGAAGTCGTCGTAGCTCTCGGCCATTGCAAAACCCTGGGTTTCCAGCGCCTCGCGATAGGCCTTGGCGCTGCCGTATAGCACCCAGCGCTCGCGCTCGGGCAGCCCCTTGAGCTGGGCGTAGGTTGGCCAGGGGCCGGTCACGATTGAGGCTGTACGGAGCTCCTGGAGGGCATGAGGGTTGGTGGCGCTCATAGCTTTCCCTCCCTGATCAGCTGAAGAACTTCGGCGGTGGTGAATCCTGCCAAGAACAGCAAGGCCGCGGTCGTACGGAATTTCCGTTCTTCCTTGCGGGTCATTGCATCACCTCCGGAGCCTTGCCGGTGGCGCCACAGCGCACGCACGGCTTGAAGCGGTTCCCCGTATCAACACCCCAGCCAGACAGCCACAGGCCAGAGCCGGCGCATTCGTGGCACTTGCCCGTTTCGGTCTCGTAGTCGGTTTTGGCCTGATCATGCTCGGCCTTGGTGACAACGCACTTGATCAGCTCGCAATCGCGCCAGGTCGGTTGACCTTTGCGCTTGCCACTCTTAAGCAGTCGTGGGATGCCACCCTCGACAACGCAGTCGTGGGTGTCGCCGATCATCTCGAACTTGCACCAGCGCCATTCCTGCGGCTGCACAAGCTTCTTACGGGCTACCACGTTGAGCCAGTTCGGGGGCAACTCGGGCTCGGGCTGCACGTCGACCAGATCCAGCAGGTCGGATGGTTTCAGTTTGGTCATTGCAGAGTCTCCGAGCTGGTGCCGTTGATCCTGCTCACGATCTGAGCCATATCAGTCAGCGTTCCGCCGGAAAGACGGAGCACTAGGATGCCCAGCGCGGTGACGACGTTAATCGCCTCCACGGCAACTGTGGCCGTGATCCTGGCGTTGAGTGCGGCGAGAGTCCCGTGGGCACCCATCCGGACCTTGTCGCCAGCGTTGTAGGCCGCGCAGGCCAAGGCCAAGTCACTGAGCTGGCTGTACTGCTCAGGGGGCGTGGGTCGGACGAACGCCTCGGCAATAGGGATATGCATCTCGGGCAGCTCCTGCCCCGCCAATAAGCACTTGCTGGCGATATCCCAATGCTCGTCGGAAACCTTCTTTGCATCGCTCCCGGTCTTGCGCTCGAACAGAACCTTGAGCGCCCAATACGCCTCGATCAGCTCAATGTGGGTATCGTCTTTTTGTTCGATCACAGATCCACCATCAATAGCCTCGATGGCGTTCTGTACGCACTCAAAGCACTTCAGCAGAAGCGCGGCATCAGCAAATTTCTCGAAGAACGCTTGATCGATGGTTGTGGCTGCGGGCGTCCCTGGAAAATCAATTACTTTGCTCATGATTTGACCTTCTGGACCAGGCGGAACCGGCCCTCAAAATATGGGTGGGTCGCCTGGGTGGCGGTGACCATCGTGGATTCGGAAACGAAGCGGTGGAAAGCCGCCGTGACGTGGCTCTTCGACCAGACCAGGTACTGCGAGCCGAGGGCTTCTTCGTGGCCATTGCGCACCATGCCGGCCGGATTTGGCTGGTTGGGCCAGACCTTGAGCACGTAGTCCACAACCGCGCCGGACAGCCCGTGCCGCTTGAGCATCGTTTCCTTGATGCGGGTGAGCGACTGGCAGTTCTGCGGGCAGTGGTCCCAGACCATGGTCTGACTGAGGTCATCGACGCGCCGCTCAACACGCTCGATCGCCACCTGCTGCTCGGCCTGCTGGCGTTCGAGCGTGACCATCGTCTGCGCCTGCGCCAGCAGTTGCTCAGCAGGCGTCATCGGTCGCTGATAGCTGCCCGTCTTGCGGATCGATGGGATTACCTCACCCGCCACCCACATCTGCAGAGGAAGTGCGCCGGGCTTGTCGGATCTGCCCAGGAAGAAGTAGAGGCCCTGCTCGCTCAGTACCGCCATCTGCTGGTTGCCAGAAGGGGTCACAACGGATGTGACCCCCCTCCACTGCTCGGGCACGTGCTCAATGCGACTGGTACCGTTCCACACGTACCCCAACTGCTCGGCAACGTCCTTCGCTACGAACCATGGCTCGCCAAGATCATCGGTCACGACGCGAACAAGGCAGCCTTTGAAGCTGAACGGGACCAGGTTCATACCGCACCTCCCGCGCTACGAACTGGAGCACCGGATTTTTGTGGCGCGCAGGCCTGTAATCGCCGCTGCAGATCCTCCCGCACGCAGTCGAAACCATTGGCCTGGTCGCAAGCCGCGTAGATACCGAGATCAATCAGGCGCGCTGGCGCTGTGTGTTCGCTCAACACCGGGCGAGCGGCCCTCAGCAGTTCCTCCAATTGCTGGATGGTCTGCACAGCAGCAGCCAGCTGATCAACAGCTTCGCGAGCAATCAAATCGCGTGCATTGCAGGGGGCGATAGTCATGCTGCACCTCCGGCAGTAGGTGATACGCCGGCATGCGCAGCAATCGCCAGCGCCAAAGCACTCTCGACCGCAAAGAAGATCAGCGTGGCCTGACTAGATACCGAGGTTTCTTGTATAAGTTCGCGAATGCCACTCAGCGCCGCTTCCAGGCGGTCGATGGCTGCATCTAAAGACTCATGCACAGGAACACCGCCGCAGGCCTCAAGAACGTCATGTAAGTCTCTAGTGGCAAACGGATGGCAAAGCGTTTCGTGAGAACGAGTCATTGCGCGCCTCCCTTTAGCGAAGGGCCGGTGGTGCCAAATGCCTTGTGCTCAACCGCTGAGAGCGCTCCGTCCGCCTGTTCGATGATGAAAATCGACCGATTGCTCCGCATTGCCTTGTTGATTGCGGTTTGACTTAACCCGAGCTGAGCGCCAACAGCGGCTTGCCGACCAGAGGCATATTCCGCGAGAGGGGTAAGGCACTGTTGCGGCTTTGGGTTTTGCGCTCCATGCTCCACAGCGGCCAAGTCAGATTGCGCGCGGGAGATCTGGCTTTCGTGGTAGTTGCCCCAGTCGTACCCGAGATAGGCACCGAGGTCGGCGAGCTGTTCGGTATTCGCATGGTTGCCGTGCTTGTGATCGTTCTTGATCGCACCAAACAGCGCCTGCATATGGCGGATGTTCTCCACGGCGACACGCAGCAGGTCGATCGCGTCATCAGCGACCATGCTTGCAGGAGGCAGGGAACTGCTCATGCTGCACCGCCTTGGCGATTGCCGAACTCAACGCCATGAGCGGATGCATCAATCAGCGCGACAGACGATTCGATCAGGAAGCGAACGCCGAATACTTCATTCGTGCCCATGCCTCCATCAGTCAGGCGCGTCATGATTTCGAGCGCAGACCCGGCCAGCGTTGAGGCGAGGAAAAGTGCATCGGTCACGGGTTTTCCAGCGCATACCTGAATAATCCCGGAATCCGGGCGGTCGACATCAAGCAAATGGATCGGAGAAGCTTCAGTAAGCGCTGGGAGTTGCGCAACTGGTGGGGTGGTGCTATTTTTTGGGTGTATCATTACTTCGTCCTCCAACAGACGATGTCGTACGAAGCACTTGCGTCAACAAGTGCCGATTGAGAACCCGCTGCCAGGCGGGTTTTCTGCTTTCTGGGGTTCAGAAAGTCAGAGTTGAATGCAGGAATTACTGCGCAGGTCAGGTCGTGCTAAGAGTCATTGAGCCAAGCCATCTGCAACAGTCCCCAAGTAATGCTGTTCATCCGTACAGACCTACGCAGAACTGGATGGATAAACAGGTACATCTGGCGCTGAACTGACGGTACGGGAATCGGTAGAATTTCCGTCAGCGCCGGATTGTTGGTAGGCAAGTACAGAGGACTGTTTCAGCCATGAGGCGGTAAAAACCCCTCCTGCACCGCGCTCGAGATTTTCCGCGTGACGAGTTTCGCCGGTGTATTCAGTTCTTGGCAGGCGGCCAGCAGCCACCCATTTGTTGATCGCACGCGCAGAGACACCGCAGAGCTTTGCCGCTGCCGATGCGCCACCCACGGCATCCACTGCCTTTTTTATCGCGTTCATCTAGGGCACCAATTAGGACTATTGGTACGCATCCTAGAAAGGACTGACAGTTACCGTCAAGTAGAGGCAAAATGGACTCATGGTATCTACTACTCCCCACAATCAAGAATTCGCAGATCGCCTGCGCCTGGCAATGAAAGAAGCCGGGCTTGGCGCGTATGGCTCTGCTGCGCGCTTAGCGCGAGAGTTAAAAGTAACTCCGAAGGCCGTTGCTAAGTGGCTTCAGGGGGACTCAACGCCAACCGTCAGCAGGATTGGAGAGCTGGCCAAGTTTCTCAGTGTCGATCCAGAGTGGCTGCTTTGGGGCGAGAGGAAAGGTGGCTTTTTCAAAGAGGGAGAGATTCGCCCGCGCAGAACCGTTTACTTTGACGAATCTGGAGAGCCCGTTGTTCTCGGCAGAGAAGGGGCCGGTTTTGCTGGAAGTGAGATCGATAGCGGAGCCGACGCTCTGGCGCGACATCCGGACGTGATTCAAATCAGCGTGTGGGATGACGACACGCCCGTTGATGAAGACGAGGTGGAAGTTCCGTTTTTGCGGGAAGTTGAATTATCGGCAGGGAGTGGTCGTACGGTGATTCAAGAAAGCAGTCGAGCAAAGCTTCGATTTGGAAAAATCACGCTCCGCAAGCATAGCGTTCAATTCGATCAAGCTGTCTGCGTTCCGGTTCATGGGAACTCCATGGAACCAGTGCTACCAGATGGCTCTACAGTTGCGATCAACAAAGGTTCGACAACTGTAGTTGATGGGAAAATTTACGCTATCGCTCACGGTGGACAGCTCAGGGTAAAAACCCTATATCGATTGCCGGGTGGCGGTATAAGAATGCGTAGTTTTAACCGCGATGAGCATCCAGATGAAGAGTACACCGAGAGCGATATGAAGGAGCACGAAATCACAATACTCGGTCGCGTGTTCTGGTCTGCTGCATTTCACTGATAACGACATTTTTTACAAAGACGCCCCTAGGAGCGTCTTTTTTTTGCCCTAAGAACGTACCAATGGTTCTTGACAGTACCTTTTCGCTAGTCCATTCTCACCTCACAAAGCGAACCAATGGTACTCAGAACATGAATCAGACAGTCTATTTCGGAGCATGGCAGGGAATTCTCGGCAGAGGCCTCGCCGAGCGTGAGCTTTATTGTCTGCTAGCTGTGGCGTCTGGTCATACGGACAAGGAAATAGCAAAAATGGACGGTTTGTCTCCGCGCTCAATTAAAGGTCGTATCGAGGCTGCGATGTTCAAACTTGGCGTATTCAAACGCCCTGCACTTGTCGCGGAGGCGATGCGCCGTGGCCTGATCTCTATTGCGGTAATCCCGCCCGCATTCCCCGATCCGCAGCGCCCCGCGAGCGAGCACGACGGCGTTTTCATTGCGTGATCAGCGGCGTGTGCCTGTGCGCGGGCGCAGTCCGGTGATAAGCGAAGGCTAAACCAACCCCTAGACGTTTTTTTGCGAAGCCAACACCGCGGCGGGCTATCGGCTTGCCTGGAGAAATATCATGAGTCATACCCAATTTGATTCGAGAACAGCCGACAAGTTTGTTGCACGCCTGCCCGACGGTCTGCGCGCCGAGATAGAGGCGATTGCTACTAGCAGTGACCGCAGCATGAACTCTGTGTTCGTCCAGGCAGTACGCCAGTACCTGGACAACCAGAACCGCCAAGAGCTACTTCTGGAAGCGCTGGCGGCCTCAGTCAAAAAAAATCGCGTCAACCAAACTACCGACATTCCGGTGGTTACCGATTCGATGCATATCGATGACCGCGTGCGCATGGCCGCCAATGATCGCCGGTACCGCCATCTGCGCGACCGACAGCGCGTAGAAGACGCAGACAGCGACCTGCTGGTGCTGCGTGGTGACACCTACTACACAGGCGCGGATCTGGATCGCGAGATCGACACAGCCCTGCGCCTAGAGCAACCAATGGTGCAGGAACAGCAGCCATGAAGCGCCGCGAGATCTCCTCCGCCGCCCTTCCCGCTGTCGGCCAACCCTTGGGTGGCGGCTTCTTCGCCGGCCGAATCTACTTCAACGGCGCTGAGCACGCGATCATCGATGCAGGGCGCGAGTTCGAAACCCTCGCCCAGTGGTGGGAACAGCCAGGCCCACGCATCACGGTGCGCGGTGCCAAGTCATTCCATGACGGCCACGCCAACACCTTTGCGATGGCCGAGGCTGGCAGCTCCATCGCGCGCAAGGTGCTGGGCATGACGATTCGCGGTCAACGCGGATGGCACCTGCCAAGCGTCGAGCAGTTGCAGGTGATGCGCGCCAACCTGCTGCAACTACCCGATTGGGACAGGTACTGGTCCGTTGATCGTGCTGGCGGGCCAGCGCAGGCCTTCACGCACGCCGAGTATTGGACGAGCACACAGAACAGCCCCGGCAGCTCCTGGTGTCTCCACATGCTGCCCTGGTGCACGCCCACCACAAGCTGGGCCAGCAAGTGCAAGGGCATCCGTCCGGTGCGCACGCTGCTGATCAACCAGGACGCCTATGTGCACTCGCCGTCGACTGACGCGGCTCTGCCCGCCGCCGACTTGCGCGGCCTGGCCAACCAGCAGGCCGTGGCCTCCGTGCTCGAGCGGTTCGTGAACGAAGACGCCGGGAAGTTCTACGGTCGCACTGATCATCTAGTGGCCGAGCTGGCTGCGCTGGCGGGAGGTCGAGCATGAGCAAGCTCAAACGGTTTGAGATCAACACCGCCGGGCGCGACTTCGCCGTGGGAGACATTCACGGACATTTCACCAAGCTGCAGGCCGCCCTTGATGCTGTGGGCTTCACCCCTGCCACTGACCGACTGTTCAGCGTTGGCGACTTGGTCGACCGCGGGCCGGAAAGCGCCCTGGTGCTGGAGTGGCTGGCCAGGCCATGGTTTCACGCGGTGCAGGGCAACCACGAAGACATGGCGATCAGCTATGCACAGCAGGCGCTGCGTGACGATCTGTACATGCACAACGGCGGCGCCTGGCTGATGGCGAAGAACCAAGACGAGAAGGCCGAGTATGCGGTGGCGCTGAGCGAACTGCCGGTGGCGATCGAGGTGGAAACGCTTGCGGGCCTGGTGGGCATCGTGCACGCCGATTGCCCATTCCCAACCTGGCAGATGCTCCAGTCGTGGGCCGAGGGCAACATGCCGGGCATGCGCAACATCCAGGAGGCGGTGCAGTGGTCACGCTCGCGCATCGCAACCGAGAACCACGAAGGCATCAGCGGCGTTCGGGCGGTGATCGTTGGACACACCACAACCCGACATCCTGCGGTGCTGGGAAACGTCTACCACATCGACACCGGGGCCTGGATGGGCCGCCACTTCACGCTGATCGACCTGGGCACCCTGGAGTGCTATCCGCCGATCAATCCAAAGCTGCATTGGGACTGGGAACCGCAAGCATGAAGACCATGATCATTCTCGCCCTGGTTCTGCTCGCCAGCGCCAGCCATGCCGCGACCTGGGCCCCGGGGTTGCGGGTTGTGCACGACCAAAATCGTCACGTCACCTGCTGGATCGTTGGCCCAGGCGAAGGCACTGGCATTAGTTGCCTGCCAGACAACCAGATCCAGAACCAGCCAACCCTGGCCCCAGAGCAGGATCAGGACGGGCCCACCCCGGCCGCGATGCCACTCCCGCGCCAGCACAAAGAGACATTCCAGCTATGACCATGACCTTCAAATTGGAAGACAAGCCCGGCGCCGGCTCCGAATTCGCCAGCCTCGGCGCCCGCCTGGTGCGCTTCGGCCAGGCTCTGCAAGAGCCCACCACCAGGGTCGGCGAGCTTATAGCCCTGGCCCAGGCCTGCGGGATCAACTTCAAACTTCGCGCAATAGCAGAGTCAGGGATTGCGACACAAAACGCAGATACTGAAAACGTGTCGCGACACAAGGAAAATTAGAGATGAGCAAAGTAACCCTGGATGAATGGGCAGCCGCTGAGTTCAAGACTCCGCCCAGCCCCAACACCCTGCGCAAATGGGCGCGAGAAGGGCGAATCTCACCACGCCCGGTAAAACATGGGCGCAGCTACTATGTTGATTCAGAAGCACGCTATCAGGAGCCAGCCAAGCTATCCGTTCGGAGCGCTGGAGGCAGCCTACTCAGCAGAATAGAGAGAGCACGTCATGGCGCCGAGGCCGCGTAACACGGGATCAAAGGACTTGCCTCCGAATCTGTACCGTAAAACCGACTCCCGCAACGGGATCACGTATTACACCTACAGAGATCCCATCAGCGGTAGGTGCTTTGGACTTGGCAAGGATAAGGATGCGGCAGTTCGCGAAGCGATAGCTGCAAATTTCGCCGAGGTCTTGAAGCCCGCTTTATCAGAGAGGATCAGCGCACCACCGAAGCTAAAGGGCAAGACATTTTCGGAGTGGCTTATCGAGTACAAAGCAATTTACTTAGAAAGGAACCTGTCACCAATAACCAACAAATCCATAAGAACAAGGCTTGATCGACTCTGTAACGTTTTTGGCTCAATGCAGATAAAAGATATCACGACAATGGATGTCGCCAACTACCTGACAGCTATAACAAAGGAGGGGAAGGCACAGATGGCAAAATCGATGCGATCGTTGTTGCGAGACGTATTCTTTGAGGCGATGGCTAGAGGGTGGGTTGGGGCAAATCCAGTTGATCTTACCAAGCCACCGAAAGTAAAAATCAAACGAGAAAGGCTATCCCTTGAGCTGTGGCAGGCTACTTTTGCTGAAGCGACGGAACCCTGGTTGCGCAATGCGATGCAACTGGCTCTGATTACCGGTCAGAGACGGGATGACATTGCCTCGATGCTTTTTAAAGACGTTCATGATGGCTACTTGCACATTGTGCAGGCGAAAACGAGGACGAGAATCCGTATCAGCACAAAGCTTCGCCTTGAGGCTCTTGGGCTTGAGTTGGGAGAGGTGATACAGCAATGCCGAGGGAGCTCACTCTCAAAGCACTTAGTGCATCACTCCAGAAGAAATGGAAATGCCAAGGTTGGCCATCCATTGGCTCTTGATACTCTTAGCTCCGCATTTTCTAGGGCAAGAGATAAGGCTGCCATGAAGCTAGGGATCACCTTTGGTTCACACCCTCCAAGCTTCCACGAGCAACGCTCGCTATCGGCAAGGCTTCATGAAGAAGAAGGTCGCGATGCTCAGAAATTGTTAGGTCACAGGTCGTCAGCGATGACCGACGTATACCGCGATACCAGGGGCTCCGAATGGATAGACGTAGCCGCAATCTGATCTTGAGTTTTGCAGAGGAATTGGGGAGATTTTGGGGGGTAATTTTTTCCCTTTAAAATCATAAACTTAGAGTAGTGGCGTGTCGATGGCTACGACACCGTGTTCCGCCTGACCGTGGACAACCTGTTCGACAAACGCTACTGGCGCGATGCCGGGGAATACATGGGCGACGACTACCTGTTCCAGGGCGCGCCGCTGACAGCACGGTTGAGTGCTTCGGTGAACTTCTAAGGCAGACGGCCCCTACGGGGCCGATCGCAGCCTGCGGCAGCGGCTACAACGCCCACGAAATCCCGGGCGTTGTGGCTTGCCGGAAAAACTGCAGCGCCGGCACAGGCCAGCCAGCAAAATCTCGACAAACACGCCTTGCGCGGCTCCCGCCCATCCTTGACGACGAGTCGCCATGAACAGTGTCACTGAACGCACAGCCTGACCGGCGCTCATATCGGCAACCGCCTTGAGCAAGTCCTCCTGAAACAGCCGCATTTCCTGGCCCAT